AACGGGTAACAAAAAGGCGCGCAAGGCGGAAGAAGGCCGAGCTAGACGGAGCGCTGTAGCAGACGAAGTACACAGGAGAGCAGCTACGCCCGCTGACCCAGTCACCGCCGACGAAAACCGCGCAAATATCGTATCTGGGATAGTAAAAATACGCCGCCCAGAATGTTGTGCTGCTTGCACCAACCTCAATGGTTAAAGCTGCAAACTTAAAACGTGAATCAACACCAAGTGTTTTAACATACCCGTCAGATGGCGATACATTGTAATTTAATTTTGTGTAATCTGTAGTTATAACGCCGTTTGCATATTCTCGCGGATCATTGATGATATACGGTGTATAAGTATAAGGATCTTCTGACGTACCTGCACCGTTTCTTTGTATCAAAAAAGAACAAATGGCCGAAAATCCATCAGCCCAGGGGCTAACCTTACCCCGCCAAATGCAAGGGTATTTGCCACTTGTATTACTCCCAGGCGAACCACTAGAGGCCACTATAATGTCTGTCGCTCCGTTTTTCCAGGCGCGCGAAGAAATAAAATAGCCGACCTCAATATTTACAGGTGAACCATCAAAATACATTGTTTTATTTGTTGCGTCATAAGCCTCGATGGATGTAATAATAACTCTATCAGCTATATTACTTCCGTTTTGCGTCGTGCCAATTACGATTGACTGACCCACAACATATTTATCAGCAGTTGCATTAGTTACAATTGCTCGATTTGTGTCTGTTTCAGCTACTGTGGTTATGTCGGTTGCACTGTTGTAAGAAAGCGTAGAAGCACCCATCATCACAAGTTGCAGGTCCCTGGTTGCGAACTCAATAAGCTGCAAAACATATTCGTACATATGTGCTTGCATAGTTTCTGTGTGTGCATTAGTGTTATACGTTCTAGCCTTGTCCATATGACCATTTAATGAACTATATTCGGGCACTGTCCCGCTTCTTGATGTGGCCTTATTGGCAACCATAGATAACCAGAATACAGGATAATACTCCTTTTCGTACCAGTTTTTAAAGTTTGGAAATAGGGCATATCCTTCGCATGGTGTGCCGGTAACGCTTGGAGCATCAAATGAGCCATTCCACCCACACGGTGTGCACTCATAAAACACTTCACCGTTTGAGCCATCGAAGGCAAATCCAGGCTCTCCACGATAAGCATTGACGTGGAATTTGCCATTAGCATCGTGATATCCACAGCAAATTGGGCGATTAAAAAAAGATACACTGTCAAAGTCATTTTGAACAATTTCATCGTCAACCGCTACATTCGCCACCATGCCCACGGCATCGTCTACACGTACACCTGCAGGGTTGGAGCCACTAAAAATGACAGTATACTTTTTAATTCCAGACTCTTTTAATCTTTTATCGGTATATTTTTTAGCTAAAACTAAATCAATTCCCACTTATACCACCTCCACCCATGCCGAACCACTCCAGCCATAGGCAGTAACCACTCCCGTTGTTGCATTAAATTTATAACCCCAGGCAAACTTAGTTAGGTCGTCTGGTACTGCTTCTGATCCACCCGCAAGCCAAGCATACTCAGGTATACTGCCCGTTAGTTGGGTAGGCAGAGCTCCAGTTCCGCTGCCCTGGAGCTGCTTTAAAATTCCCTTCAGGCTGGATATCACGGAGGCAGCCTGCGTCGGGTCCGTTTTAGCCAGGTCAGCCAGGACACCCAGGGCGGCGATGTCACCATCTCCGGCCTGAAACTTTGCCTTCCCTGTTACTTTATCGATACACTTTAAAAGCAGGTCAATAATGTACATTTACAACCCTCCCTGTTCCAGTCTTTGCAGGATCTCTTCCTGCTGCTCCAGAAGGATTTGGTTCCCTTCAGTATCAACCTGCCCCAGTTGCCGCCATGCTTTTTAATATATAGGTGGACGACCAGGGCCTCGACGGCAAGAAACAAAAAAGTCACGGCGATGACTTTGAAAATGAAAGCCCAATCCATATTGATACCCCTCTATTTCACAGATTAAACGATTACCGCAACAGGAGTTTGTCCAGTTTTGCGTTAACTTCGACTAATAGATCGTTGTTAAGCATGGTTGCGTCGTAAACATCTTTTAAGCTGGGGTTACTTTTTGCTTTCAGCGCGTCGACTTTTGTCTTTAGCTCTTTCGCTTTCGTCTGCTCTGCTGTTTCAGGTATCTTAATTACGATTTTAGCCACTCACAACCACCTCCAATGGTTCGGCGTCGCAAGGAAAACTCGCAGACGGGTACAATTTGTACACCCCAGGACCGCTAAACACTACATCAAATTCAACCGCTCCCAAGGTAGGGGTCAGGGTAGAGTCATACGTAGTTGGCCCCGTGAATGTGATTTTTATTGGCGTCACCTCCGCTGTAAGGTTATCTCCCTCCCATCCCTTCCACTGGGCTACAAAAGAAGCCGCCACACCTGCAGTAGCGACTGCTGGCCCGGTCAACAAAATTCTTTTAGCACAGCTATGGTGAGTTCTTACTACCGCAAATACCTGGTCTTCTACAGCTAAAATTTCATGCTCGTTGTCGGGGTTAACTTCGTATGTTTTCACTATGCCACCCCCGTTAATACAGTCGCGTTGACATAGTTCATGTATCCGNAGTCTGAAGAAAGGGTTATAACCAAGGATGAGGAAAACCTCATTGGGCCATGAAGAATTGACCCGCCTGTTGTAGAGCTAGACCCATCCCAGGAGAATGGCCCGCTATAACGCTGGGCTCCATCTATAGTTATTATACAGTTTGACTTATACCCTACCATAGAGCTCATACCCAGAAATACCCCACTGCCGGAGATATTGCACAAGGTTACCGTACCCGCCGCAAGGTCCACGCTAGCGTAGAAAAAGTTTGGAGTGCCCCCACCTACCCTCTGAAGGACAGCCGCCAGTTTCGCGTTTATCGCACCCGTGGGATCTGCTGCAGATCCGTTGGTGCCCGTACGGTCGGCAAGCAGCTTCAGCCCTTTAAACAATGTCGTCAGGTCACCGGTTGCTGGGTCAGCGGTACCTACAAGCGTTTCCAGGGTATCAACATACCCCGCAACTTGAGCTAAGCGGGCAAAAGTTGTCGTCGTACCGGCCGCGTCCGTGTTAAGCCCGAGCTTTGTTTCTAATGTGTCCGTATAGCCCTTAATCGTGGCCAGGTCGGTTTGCACCGTTGCTAAGCTGCTTTCAACTGTATCAGTGTATCCTTCGACCTGATCAACGTAGCCCGCTATCTGTGCAAGACGGGCGAATAGCGTAGTGGTACCGGCTGCATCGTTGTTTAAACCTACTTTTGTCTCCAGCGTGTCCACGTAGTCGGCGATCAGCTTTAAGCCCCGGAAGACGGTCGTCAGGTCGCCGGACGCCGGGCTTGCAGCACCGATAAGCGTTTCGACTGTATCAGTGTAGTCCTCGACCCGATCGGTATAACCCTTAATTAGATCTGTATCCGCCAGAATAGCAGCCAGCTTGCCAAAAACCGAGACGACTCCGGCACCGTCCCCCGTGGCGCCAATAAGCGTGTTGATAAGTTTAAGCCCNTTAAACAATGTCGTCAGGTCGCCACTTGCCGGATTGGATGCCCCAATTAGAGCTTTGACACTATCAAGCGTCGGTTTATCCGCAACAAACAATTTATCCCCGATCGTCACCTAACCGACCTCCTCAATATATACCTGGCCGTTATCAATCCCCCACTTATACTCGGTGCCTGTCGTGGCGTCCTGGATAATATGTGGTGAGCTTGCGCTCAGGTGGTCCTGAAAATCCGGCATCGAAACAAAAACAAGCGACTCGTCAATGACAGCGCTCACGCTCGTTGCGTTACCTATAATCGCGATAACGTCAATATACTTCTCGACGATGTCCGGGCCCCCGCCGGCGGGAATGTATTCTGCGACAGTCCCCGCGTTTCCGTAACAATATAGGATTTCACCGAGGTCCGGATCCTGAGCAAAGACACCCAGTTCACGGAAATAAAAGCCAACCAGGAGCTCCTGGTTGGATAAGACCGTTCCGATTGCGGCCTTTCCGCTCAGGAGGGTCTTCAATTTGCTGATCCCAAAAGACATTACTTCATGCTTCAATGCGTTGAGGTCTAGAATAGAGCTTCCGCCAAGCTCTCCATCCCCCGCCGCAATCCGTGTAAAGCTCAACGGCGTGCCTATTTCAGCTTTCGCCTGCAGGTTTCGGCCCTTGTTCGTAAAGATTAGCCCTCCGAAAGCGCTCAATTTACACCACCTGCTCTAACGTAAGATTATCGCCGGAATAAACGATTCCAGCGAAATAAATGGGTAGATCGTCGGTTATAGTTATCTCGATGCTTTCAAGCCATGAACGAGTGTTCTTGACTGAATTAAGTGCCTGGGTAAACTCAGCGGCCTGCTCCCCGGTCACCGACTGATTAAATGTAACGACCTTGAACATGTACGGTGCGCCACCATACTCGAACCACTCAACAACTTTACCGTCGCCAAAAACCGTGGCAATCAACTCTTCAATGGCCACTGGCGTCCCTTTGCGCCGATGCAAATGGAGCGCGTTGCTAACCAGATCGCGCTTTATCTCGATAGGGTAATCCGGATTGTAAAAATCAACATGAAATTGCCACGCAAGTAAATCCACAACCCCATCAGGGAATTCAAGGGGATAATCCGGATCCTGCAACTTAATAACGCGCGGGATTAAAATACACCTATGGATTTCGTTAGATATCTCCTGTAATTCATGGGAGATTGCAGTGGCCATAGCCTTCACCTGGGGGTCTTCCTTGATGCTTTGTGGCAGGATATCAATGAGGTTAATTGTATATATATCAGTCATCCTCAAGCCCTCCGTATGTGACCGTGATAAGGTTGTCCACCGCTACCTGGCATAACTCCACCTGCTGGTGTGCTGGAAGTGTCACGGCAACCCTCTTGGCTCCTGCATTTTTTACCCGTGCGATAAGCTCTGACGGGTCGATGCCACGTCCCAGTTTAGACTTTTGCCAAAGCTTATAGCCATCGATAGCCTGATTGACCAAGGCTTGAATGCCGACTGCAACGCTGGAGTCAGTAGTTTTGATATAGTAGGTCAGCTCGATATCGTAAGTCACCTGTTCTGGGGCCAGGACCTGAACGCTATCTGTCAGCGGCCTAATTTTTCTATCGCTGCAAACCGACAAGACTTCGTCAAGGAGTTCCTGCCCGGGTATTTCACCGCCCTGCAATAGGGGCCTAATTTCAACCACACCCGGGGACGGGCTCCTGACCGAAACATCTATGATAGACTGATTGGCCGTTCGGGCCCAGTATAGATAAGCACCATCAGGACCGGCCACAGAGAAGCTTTCCGGAGCCTGGTGGATGCGCTCGGCATATGGATCGTCCGCCTCAATATCCGCTCCACCTTCGCTTTCGGTGATATTGGTAACCGACTGCACCCATTGGATGGGATCTACTAGTTTGTTTAACTCCCCGGGCAGGTACCCGTTTCCAACGGCCCCCGCTTGAGTACATTGGCACTCAACGTCCGCATATGTTTG